TACCCCAAAACACGACAAAAGTACACAACTTTTTTCAAAAAAGTGAAAAAAGGTCCCGAAGTTAAGCCCCGTATAGAGAATCTGACCCTCTCAGAGTCCCCGGGAGGCAAATTCTATGGCCCGCGAGGCCTCGATTTCCATTGGGCGTGACTTGTACCAGCCCCCGGTCTCAAGATCAATCTCCCGGCACAGAGCTGAGACTTCTTGCGGGGTGATAGGATAGCCACGACGCATAGCATTTGATGCGATACTCACCATGATTTTGTACATTTGTGTGTACCACCCAGAATTTTGTAGCGTCTTATAGTCATTAACCATATTTCGATTTACAAACGGACACTCATGATAGCTCTTCCATGAATAGGAAGTGTTTGTAAGTGAGTCACGCTTGTGTTGCATAATCTTTTCCTGTATGTGATCTGGCAATCGATCAAAAATTCCTTGAGGGGTCGATGCAGCCACATACTCATGTCTAGACATAAGTTCATGCGGATCGAGCAGTGGCGCGTCAGTGTTTGAAAAGATAAAGTGATAGGAATTTGGATAGGTCGCTGGCACATAATACATTCGAGACAGGTCTTTTGTTTGTGGGTCTCCAAGCGAGTTGTATTCGCTATTTAGAGCAAACCAAAAATGTTTGATGTGTTCACTCGGCACTTCACACGTCAGAGGAAGCACCACTCGAAACTTTGGTCTCTCTTCAGTGCTGCTCGCTGAAGAATAGACTATTGTACGAACTCCATCAAATTTTCTTACAGCGTCTTCAAATGAACCTTCATAGTCGTCTACGTCAAGCGCTGCCCAACCGCCCCATGCCAACACATTTACGTTTTTTCGTGTTTCTCCAGCCTTAAAGATTGCAGGAGATATCAACGGGCTGCCCTTTCGATATTCACCCTTTTTGGGTTTGTATCCAGGCTGTGCGCTCAATTTGTAAAATAGCTTTTCAAATGATTCGACAGAATCGAATGTCATTTGACGATGGGTCTTGTTGTCAAAAATTGACGTGAATATCGTAAGACTGTATTGCATCAGTGTGCTATTCTAACAAGAGTTGAATGCTTTGTAAATGTTTTTATAGTCCACTCAACTTGCCATGATTGCCAGCATGAGACGGAGCGCACCAGCCTTCTGGTTTGATCAAATCTGGCAAGTTTAAAGGATTTGGTCGTGAAGCCTTCACACCAACCTCTTTGTTCATGTTAGCCTCGTGCACTGCACTCCATGCTGCGTAGGCATTCACGCCAAAAGCATCGAGTGTGCCTATAGCAACGACACAAAGGTCGATGAGTCCGTCAACAACCTCTTCAGCATCGACACGCTCTGCACTTGCAGCAGCCTTCGTTTCGTTTAACTCTTCTTCGAGAAAACGCATACGAAAGTCGAGATATTGTCTCAGCTTTTCAGCATCAAAGTTTTCAACTGCGGTATGCACTCCATATTTTGCGTGCATGTCATAGATGTCTTTTACCCAATTTGTACTCATATTTTTATATATTTCATTTTTAATTAACCAAAAAAGTCTTCAAGACTTGCTACAGGAATCGCTCGCCAATGTACAGCGTCAAGTACGAGTTGAAGTGGATCGAGAAACGTCTTTTCGAAAAGCAGGTCACGATCAACCCAACGATGCAACTCAAATTCAGGAGGCAGTGTGTCTAAAAAGCCAATTACATTTTCACCAGTCGGGTTGCCTTTTCGTAAATAGACATACTTCATCTTGTCGCCACCTTTAATGAGGTGATACTTTTGTGTGAGGAGTCGGTCTTTAAGTAGTGCGTTGTACATAATGGCAGCACGACTGTTTATCGGCGTTCCACTTTTGTATGGTGTCTTGACTCCATTTGCACCAACTTTTTGCATCCATTTATTGATGTCAGACACTCCTCGAGGAAAGGCAATCTTTTCCACGTCTTCATTTTCAAACTCTTGACGAAATTGAGCGACTTCACTTTGTATGTCAGACTCATCCTTGGTCACGAGAGTCTTGAATATCTGCTTGAATGCGTCACGACAAATTTTAGGCGTGCTGCTCTTGACAGCTTCGATGCCTTTCATGACAATCTTAGGCTCTGAGTATTGCACACCTTCGCTGCTCAAGACGTTGAGCAGATATCGTTTCTTGGCTGTAAAGATTGCGACGCTGCTAATTTTTTCAACCTTCATGACCATTCGATTTTTATAGGCATTCGTCTTTGTCGCGAGCGAGTCGTATGCTGCACGAATTACAGGCTCGAGGGCTTCTTTGCCGAATTTTACCAAAAAGGCATGAGGGTCTTTTGGATTGCATTGCTGCACAACGTCAGAAAGGTTGATGTAGATAGAGTCTGTATCAGAAGCTGTCACACGGTCTTTAGGCTTGACGTCTTTCAGCGCTCGACTAAGATAGTCATTTACTGCGCGCTCTGCTGTGTGAATCGCGAGTTGCCCGGCCAATGTGATGCCTTCAGCGACGTCGATACTAAAATATCTCATATATGGATTTGCGATCGCACCATAAAGACTGTTTAGCAGAATCTTGAGACACATCTGACGATTGTTCGCGAGGTCAATCTTGATTTGCAGATCACGATACTCTCGACTGTTCTTGTCGACAAGCTCTGCTTGCTTTTCATATTCAAGCATGTTTTTCTTTACCTCGACACGCTGACTGTAAAGCTCTTCGATAATTTCAGGGACAATGCCTTGCTTGTCGCGTCTGAATGCTGCGCCATTTGCTGCAATCGCGAGGTTGTCTTCGGGAGCCCATTCACGATCGCTATGCAGTATCTTTTCAACTCCGTCATGCTGCAACTCTGCAACCTTCATATGAGACACAATAGTCTCTGGACTCATGTTGTATTGTACGATAAGATTAGGATAGAGACTGTTCAAGTCAAAGCTCATGACCCATTCATGCCGTCCGACTTGTGGTTCCTTGACAAAACCTCCAGCATAGTCAGTCTTAAATGAACGAGAATTTGGCGGAATTGCGATCTTGCGACTGGCAAGCTTGCGAAAGATGATGCTGTCCCAGATTGCAACAGTTCCAAGTGTATCGTTATAGTTTACACCACCGAAATATGCGAGGGTAAAGACGAGATTGATAAGTCCGAGCTTCTCTTCGAGTCGTTCGATAAGTTCAATGTCAACAATGTTGTAGTCGATGAATGTCTGATAGTCACGTTCATAGAGTTCAGTGAGATTGCCATACTCACTATAATCAAGTTTATTTTGGCCGAGTACAACTTCCGCAATAAAGTCTAAGCGATAAGACTCTTGAGCACCATAGGTATTCGCGGCAAACTTTTTGAAGAGATCAAGATAGTCTAGTTGTTGAATGCCAAAGATGTTGTAGAGATAATTTTCTTTGCCCTTGATCATAAGCGCTTTCTGCTCAACGACTGACCATGGAGACAGCCGTTTAGCAGAATCTTGACCAAGCACTCGTGATATGCGGTTGACAAGATATGGCATGTCAAACAGTCGAATGTTCCAACCAGTAATTACGTCTGGAGTATTTTTAGTGTCGTGCCACCATTCAATAAAGTCTTGCAGCAATTCAACTTCACTATCAAACTGTCTAAACTGTTTTTTCAAGTGAGGAACTTTTGAGCGTGAAGGGTCATAACTCTTCAGACCCCATACAATATAATAGTCAAGTCGACTGCTCTTCAAGCCGATCGCAGTAATTTCCTGATCAGCAATCGAAGGCTCAGGAAAGCCAGCGTCTGAACGACACTCGATGTCAAGTGAGACCACATCGATGCGTGACGGATCATACTTAATCTCATTTGGAAACTCTGCTTGAATAAAAGCAGGTATATGACGATCATTTCCATAAATTTTAAAGCTGTCTATGCCTTCGTAGTTTTTGATAAAAGATCTGCAATCTGACATGCTCTCAAATCGCATAGGCTCGAGAGGCACACCATCAAGAGACCGCCATTTTGCATTTGAGTCCTTGCTCTCGAGATAGAGTACTGGACGAAACTTGTAGCTGTTGTATACTTTGACGCCATCCGCATC